AAGTGTGGTAGCACTATGGCTAACCATCCGTTAGCTAATTGGATGTATAAATGTTTGAGGTGCGATTAATGATTTGTAAACGTTGCGATAAGCATATACCATATAATGCAAGGCACCGAACAAGCAACGGTCGTAGTGATTTTTGCAGACATTGTTATGGGGCTCTGGTGAGATAATGGGTAGAAAACGCGGGGAAACTAAAGAGACTGTTACTATTAGACTAACTCCTAAAGCTAGATTAAAGGTAGAAGAAATAAAGAAGTGGCGCGTTAGGCAGGCTATATACGGCAGTGGTAGAGAGTTTACTAATTCTATGATCATTGAACAAGCAATAAACCAATATTACAAGGTAACTGATATAGAATTAAGAGACGCAACACGTTGTGGCAGATGTGACCAGAAGCGCGAGTAAGCTTATATAACGGATTTAACGTTAATTGATTATGGCACCAAGACGTAAAGCCCCAAGACGTAGGGCAAGAAAATCATTTAATATATCAGCCATAGAAGCTGGTACAGCAATTTCATTAGCACAATCCACTGGCGCAAGTCAGGCAGTTGACGAAATGTTAGCAGGAAATTTTAAAGGCGCATTAGGCACTTTAGAAAGTAATATAATGGCATCAAAGCAAAAAATCACGGCTACCCTTGCGGGAGCTTTGGTTGCTAAAGCATTAACAAAAGGTTTTGCAAGCGGAACCTTGGCCAAACTTGGCCCAATCCGCATAAAGGCATAAAATCATGTGCGCGTTCTATCGATCGAGGGAAGGAGCTTTAACAGCCGCAGACTCATTTACAGCTTTAGGTAGCTTGTATGGTCAGTCTACAACTGCAAGCATTCAAATCCCCAAGCAAGCAAGCCAAATTGTTGGCATCATAGCTACTGTATCAAGTGACAGTGCAACAAATGGGGCAACAACTTTTGCAGTCCAATTAAGTGGAGATGGATTATCACAGGGACAAGAAACAATGGTTGTAGGTTCACAAGGTGTTGACGGGACACCAGCATCAAACGGTGCTACTAATCTACCTTTTAGTTTAGATGTAGCAATACCAATTGTTGGATCTAATCAAGTTAGCGTCGCTATGGCAATGGATACAGATGTCGGCACATGTTCTTGTGCTGTAACTTTAGTATTTGCATAAGGTAATATGGCATATAACCGCGAAGGTTATGCCCCTTGGAGTTTAACAAGGAAAGCAGGCGTTCAATCAGCAACAGTAAACGGCGATATTGAAGTACCGCAGTATGTGCAACCCGTATTAGATACGGGGTTTGTAGATGAAAAGGGTGATTGGAAAGGCATTAAGTCTAGTGATGAGACTTTCTTTGTTTCAGATACTAGCGGGGTAATAGCTAATAATGGGGAAGTATTATTTCCTAATACAGCAGATAAAGACTTCATTGATATGACAGGATTTAAAACGATAACTATAGCTCTAAGACCTACTAACGGAGGGAACTACGAATTAGACGGGGTAATGGGACCTGCTACTCATTCATATGCTAACTTAAAGCCAATTAACGCGGGTGCAGATCTTAGGGGTAATACTTCTATGAATGAATCCGAAAGCGGACTATACACTTTGTTTAGTGATACCAGTGAAGCAATGACGGCAGACGTTTGGAATATTTTTACGATTAACTCTAATCGTTTAGCAGACCAGAAACTATTAAACTTTAAAATAACTAATAAAAGCGGTGGCAATAGCACTTTAGACTTTGCATATTTGAGGCTTGTATAATGCCTACCAAAAGAGAACGTGATTATTATAGATCAGGTTTTCAAGATGGTTATGATCAAGGTATAAGAGTTGGAGTTGCAACAGAACGTACTGGTTTACGTCAAGCTGGTGCTATATCAGAGTACGAAAAAGACCTTTTTCAAAGTAGGGGGGCCGAATTGTTTGAACCAAGCTTAACCGCGCTAGAAATTTCACCAAAACGCATTACTCGAAAGCGCAAATTATCAGGTTGGCAAAAGTTTGTAAAACAAAATAGCAACAAAAGAGAATTTAGGTACCAAGGCGGTAGAAAGAAAGGTATGCTTAATTTCAAAAAACTAGGCGTTGCATGGAGACGAAAGAAACGATGATAGCTGAATTAATCTTAATAAGGAAACTGCTTGAGAAAACTCCAAACGGGTCAACACCATCTCAAGCAGTTGTCCCGAAGTCAATTAAAACCCTTTTTGGAAAAACCACACAAAGACCGACAACAATAACACGTAAAAAATCAATAGGTCCAGCTTTAGGGCTGAAGAAATACTTTTGAGCCAGTTGAGCAAATTATTAGATACGCTTTTTAGAAGTCAACAAGCAATAGAGGCATATAGAAAATTAAAGGATGAGGACGACGAATAATGCCTTACGCCTTAATTCCTGAAGGGTTCACCCTTAAGAAAGTTACAAAAGCACAAGAAAAGGCAGTAAAGGATAAGCGACGACATGATGACGTCATAGCAATACTTAACAATCCTGAAACTATTACATTAATCGCGGGGATCATATCAGGTAGTTTATTAATTCAGTTGTTAAAAGGTTTAGATATTCCAGAAATACCTGATTATGAGGGCGTAGTAGCCAAAATTGATGCTAAACTTAATCCCGTTACAATACTTAAAGATAAAACTACATCTATTCCAACAGGCATTACAGGCGCGCTTGAAACTTTAACAAGTGCATTGTCAGAAAGGGAACAAGACAAGTGAACCCTGATTTAATTTATCTCTTTGTAGGAGAGATTGTCATTATTCTTGCTCTCTATCGTTTTTTATTAAGAGACTGGGTTATAGATAAGTGGGAAGAAAAGATAGAAGAAGAAGGATGGCTAGTTGTTAAACTGGATCCTGTCATTAATGAGATAGAAGACCGAATGCACGAAAAGTTACAAGCATTTCAGGATTCTTTTTTTGGCTCTGTTGGGGCAATGACTAAGAAAGCCAAAGATTTGGATCCTATGAACAACATTAGAAAGGCAGTAAAAGGTGGAGACTGGGGTTCTGCAATGGTTGAATACATGGCAAATAAGGCAAATTTAGGGCATTTAATCGACTCACAAAGCCAAAAAGAGGGGGTAAACAGCTCTGAAATCAACTCTAAACCACTTATTCCTAAGAAATTGTTTAAGTAAATAATGTTTTATAAGGTGTCTAGGTAACTGTTAATTTAAATATTTAATTTAATGGTTCCTTCTTATTTCAGGGTAGTGTTATTTACATAAATAATATATACTGGCACTTAATAGGTAGGTATGGTGTATGACTTTGAGAGAAATAAAATAAGACAGCAAGAAATCGAAGTGCAAGCTTTGGTAGCATTACTAAAAAAAGGGAATCATCACTGGGCAAAAAAAGCTGAACGTAGATTAGCAGAAATTGCATTTCCCGAATTATTAGCAGAAAAGATAAATAAGATAGAAGATTTTAAAGATGATGATCCTTCTGTTTTATTTGCAGATAAACTGGAGTATCAATGATTTGTAAAAAGTGTGGTAGCACTATGGCTAACCATCCGTTAGCTAATTGGATGTATAAATGTTTGAGGTGCGATTAATGATTTGTAAACGTTGCGATAAGCATATACCATATAATGCAAGGCACCGAACAAGCAACGGTCGTAGTGATTTTT